CCGATGAGGGGATCGTCGTAGCCTGACCGCAACCCACGGTAAACATGGAAGCCATGCTCACCAGCAGGGTAATAGGTTTCACGGAACGCCATAGCCGGCCTCGACTAACAGTTGGACTAATGAACTGAGTGTCATTATCGCATACTGTTCGCCGGGGTAGCTTTTACCACGCCGTTTCGCTACAAGGATTCCGTAGTCGGCTCCCGCGTTGTACCGTTCTACCTCTGTTTCGGTGAGCCATTCGGACAGTTTCAGAGTCTGATGGTTTTTACATTCCCAGACGAGTCCTGGTGTGCCGGTGATGTCGCCGAGGTCGTGGACACCTGCGAGGGCACGGCGTTCCGCATGTGGGAATCCGAACTCGCGCAGGTAACGCACGATGTCTGTCTCGAAAGCGGTGCCTTTGGCTTTGTTTTTAGACATGGGTCACCTCGTCAAGTTCCCATCGGCGTTTCCCCGGTCGTGCCGCGCAGGTGTGTACGGGTTTACCGATGATTTTGCGGTGGGTTGTGAGTCGTTGCCCGCAGACGGCGCAATGCCATTCTTTGGTGTCTTTGCCCATCGCTCAGAATGGCTCCTCGCTCGGGTCTGTCACGATGAGCGCGCCACGCAGAACAGGCTCACCCCGCACAGGAGCGGACTCACCGGCAGGTTCCCAACGCAACGAGATACCAACATCGTCAGCAAGGATCTCGATGCGCTCACGCTCGGCACCTTCCTTGTCTTCGTACTTCTCGCGTTGCACCTTGCCGATCACCTGGACACGGGTGCCCTTACCAATCGACGCCGCGACGTTCTCTGCAAGCTCTTTGAAGCAGACGATGTTCCACCATTGCGTGACCTTCTCGTCGCCCTTGTTGCGGGTGTCCGCAACGCTGAACTTCAGGATCGCCATACCGTTGTTGCTGTACTTCAGTTCGGGGTCGCGCCCCACGTTGCCTGTGACGGTGATGTTGTTCATGACAGTTTCTCCTTCAGGGTTTTGAACGACGCACGGAGGGCATCCATGTCGCCGAGGGTGACTCGGTTGAGGTTCACGCCAGCGTGTTGGGCGACCTCATCTTGTGACAGACCGTTGAGGTCACACGCTGCCTTGAATTTGCCGATGGTGGCCGGATCGACAAGTTCGTCGTCGGACACCTCGGGTGCTGGTGCAGCGGTCTTCTTCGCTGCGGTCTTCTTGACGGTTTTCTTGGCTGGTGCGGGCTGCACAGGGTCTTCGCCCAACGGAAGCTTCGACCAAAGTGTTGTGGCTAATCCAAAACGGAGGCCCCCGTTGCGGATAGCGTCCGAAACCAGTTCTTTACCGATGTCCGCTTTGCGATCCTCAACAGAGCCGACACAGTACCGGCGGTGACCGCACACAGTCATCCAGAACCCTGCTTGCACCATGTTGCCGTGCTTCACACGCGCAGGCAGACCGCCCTCATCAAACGCGACAGGCTCAATAGTCCATGTCGGGTCGATCTCCAAAAGCCATTGCGTGATACGCGCATGACCGATGAAGTCCAGAGTTGTGCCACCCTTCGGCAGATGTTCGATGTACTTCGGGTCAGGTGACCCGTACTTGTCGAAGATGGTTGCCAGTTTGTCTTCCATTACTTGGTTCCTTTCGTTCGCATCACCCGGAAGGTGCTGCTGGTCTGGTATTGCTTGTGTAGATCGGGATGCTCCGAGGCGAACCGCTTCGCGTCGAAGGAGATCCGCGACTGTTGCTTCCATGTGACCACCTCCTGGCCGTCTACGGTGCCAACGGTAGCACCATCCATTGCTGCCGCCAAACTGGCTTTCAGTTCGTCCTCACGGTCGTTGAGTTCACGCTTTTCTGCCTGTACCTCGCGCAACTGTGCGATCACCGATGACAGATCGGTCAGATCGGCGACATGTTCGCTGACAGGCTTTGATGCGAAGTCGTTGTAGTTCGCTTGCCAATCGTCAGGGAGGAACCCGACAGCGATGTTCCGGCAGAAATCTGCGACCGCTGCAACATGCCGGCCACGATCTACCTCGGTGACATACTGACGGTAAATCTTCAGATCGAGGGTGCTGTCGAACACACCCCAGATCACTTCGTCTGTGTCACAGCACAATGACTGCTGTACGCCTTGCCAATGCCAGTAGGCCGGCAGGGGGCCGTATCCGTCGCCGTAGTCGCCGTCCGGGTCAAACACACCGGAGTAGGTTTTGATTTCCACGATGGCGTCAGGCAGGAACGGGTTGTTACCGATGTACCCGTCGAGGGTGGCAACCATTGACGCGCCTCGTTCTTGGAAGACGTACATGCGGTCGGGGTGGAACACTCGTTCACCGATTTCGTCACCAACCCAGTTCAGCAGGGTGGCTTCCAGGCGGTTGCCGCGTTCCATCGCACGGTTCGTTTCGGTGACCGTTGGTTCGTCAGCCAGCTTGTCGATGCCGAGACCGTACTTCGTTTTGAAACGGTGTTCGCCGTGGACTGCTGCCGCGTCTGATGCAGACACGACCGGCCAGCCGGTGTCGTCCCGGTGACGCACCATCAGCCATTCCATGCTGCCGTGCGGCGGTTTGATAAAGGTTGCACCCATCAGTTCCTCCTGTGTAGCGGGTTGGCTACAGTATTACAGGAGGGTGTGACGACGTGTCAAGTCTAAAAGTTCTCGTCAAACCAGTTGACCGGCAGGTGAGCTGCGAGCGAGTACACCGAGCAGACGTTCTCTAACGGGATGTGCGTGATCTCGCCGACGGTGTCAGGATCGTTCGGGATGCCGATAACGGACGACACGATCGTCAGGTGACCTTCTAAGCATTGAGGCCACACCCAACCGACCGTCAACACATGAGTTTCTTGGGGTTCATAGGTAGCGGTATCTACCCAGCCCCCCTCGCTGCCAGAAGATGCGTCACGCCATTGAGCAACCACGATTGGCCAGGTTTCATCTTCTTCGTCGTAGACTTCGCCCATCAGAACGGCTCGTACGGGATCAGTTTGCCGCCACACGCAGAGCATTTACGGCCACCAACAACGATGGCACCGCACCGCACGCACTCGTACACAGGTTCACTCATAGGAGTACAGTTTGCCACGCCAGAACGTCTGTCCGTGGTGAATTGGGATCTGTTCGTACCAGAACTGTCCGTCGCCTTCCTCATACGACACGACAGCGAAACCTTGCTGCCAGTCCTCCACCACCGTCAACGGGCGACCGTCGAGGTCAATCCCGCCGCGCGTCGAAGGGACAGCTCCGTCCGTTCGGGCAAGGGTTCCAGGCGACGCCGCAAGGATCGTCTTGGGGCCATCCCAATCTTCTCGGGTTTTCTCAGCCCACTCACGGCGATGGATATGCCCGTAGATAACAGATACTTTGCTTTCGCTGTTGAGATACTGATGCGCTGTCGACCCGTTCGATTTGACACGGTTGCCGTGGATGACTTTGAGTTTGTTGTTGATCCAAAGCTGGGATGCTGGGTAGCCAGCCAGATACTGGATGCCGTGATCGTCAAAACGGCAGAGATAAGGCACACTAAGAACAGGCCAAGAATCTGGAGTGTTGCCTCGACGGATACCGAACGCAGCTTTCGCGTTGTCGATGACATAGGTGACGAGCCTTTCTTCGTGGTTACCGGCGAGCCAGGAAATTTCTGCGTTGGGAGCGCACGCCCGTAGTTCCGCAGCAAAGACAGCAGCCCGATCGATGGACGCTTGGGTGGTGTGTGAGAAGGCTGCCGAGAGCCGGTATTTTCCGAGTTCCGGCAGGTCAAGATTATCGCCGAGCAGGACGACGAGGTCGGGGTTGATGTCCCGCATCACCGACAGACACAACGAGATTGCTGCCTCGTCGTGGGTTGGGACAAGTTCTCCGTCAGCAGCCCTGTAATAGCCGATCTGGATGTCAGGGACAATCACAGCGGTCTTGTAGCCCTCGGGGCGCACAACGCCTTTCAGGGGCCTTACAGAGCATTTGACAGGCGGTGACTGCGACACCGGATTCCACTCGGGGCCGTCCTCCCACGACGGAGAGAACGACAACCCAGCCATGTCAACCGTGTGCGCCTCCCCCTCATCATCTTTGTAGAAACCCTGCCACACGTTGACACGTTGGATCTTGCCGACTTCCTCGACATCAATCCCGTTACGTTCCAACAGGTGAGCGATCTTCCCCAACACCTCTTTCTTCGGAGGGGGAGGGCCGGCTTTCATGTCGTCAGATAACGCCACAAGTACACCCCCCAGTAGTGTGCCGTTGCACCGTGGACTTGGAGATGTTGTGCCCGTTGGCCTGCAACACTTCGGCGAACCATCGAGCAGTCAAACCTGACTTGCCGTTCTTACGTTCATTGCCAGGAGTTGACGCCAACTGTTTCAAAGTTTCGTTGAAAACCCTGAGGTCTTCGCCGTCTAGCTGCTCACGCAGATAATAGATCCCGCACCGAACCATTGGTTCCGGTTCCGGTACCGCCTGTAGTGCTTCCGCGAGTCCCATGTCCCTCCAATATCTTGATGATGTGACAGAGACGCTGCGCTTCGTCTGCGCCTCTAGGCACAACTCTAGTCAAGAAATGGGCTGCGTCAAGCAATACATCTTGGG